GATGGTCGTTTTTCATAGATATACTTTTCAAACTTATTAATTACTATTCGCTCTATTTCATTCAATTGTGACATTAGTTCAATGTTTTGAAGTAACTATATAAGGTGTTAGTTGCAATAATGGAATGACTGAACATTTCCACCATGCTTTATGTTTTTTGTCTTATTGAAAAACTGACCTTCTGTACATTTTTCATATTCAGGTGATTTTTCAATTAAAATACATATATCATCCTTATCCCAAATTCCGTTGTTATAATCAGCGATTAATATATCACCAATGTCCGCCTTCAAACTGTTTTCTAATGTCATGATAAATTGAATTACTGCAACTAACACACAATAAAAAATATATGGGTGTTTGTGCCAAATTGTGCAGTTGTACCTTTAATTTAGTTTGGTGTATGCGGATAGGTTACTGCTTTTAAATCCCATACATTTCTTATTGTCAAACGTTATGCACAACGCTAAGAAACTAATCTTAGTCGTTGATTGCTGCGCCTGTATTTCATTGGATAAAAGCGCAGTGCATAACAAAGTGTATATTTCAGTGCTGCCGTTCATTTAATAAAGGTTCGTGCGTAAATCCAAAATATTTTAAAATTCCCCTTCGCTTTCGGCTTTTTCAAAGCCGTTTGAATAAATATTTGCTTTGAAAAACTCATAGTATTCCAAATTACAGCTACTCAATTCAATGTAACTTTTATTTTCTTCTGGAAAAGTATGTATTGCAAAATGACTTTCTCCAAGTAACCATAAAGCAGTATATCCTTCTGGCTCAAAATAATGTTCTTGAAAATTAAGTATTTCAAATTTGCTTAATCCAAGCAAATCACTATAATTGTTTTTCAATTTTTCAGGATTTGTTTCGTTAATCCATGTTCTAATATTGTAAATTCTTGCTTCCATAATACTATTTATTTATGTTATTAATTATTTTTCTTTGGTCTCCTTTGTAAAATACTAAAACGTTTTGATGTGTTTTAACAACTTTTAAATATTTCATATTCGGTTGTGCTCTAAGTGCACTTGTTCCGATTGATTCAATTAATACAATATCATTGTATAAATACATTCCATTCCTTTTGAAAATCTGTTTTATATCATCTGGCATTAACCTATAAAATCCATTTTTATCTCTTACATCTCCGATAACAATAAAAGCAAATCTATTGTCTTTTAATGTTTTTATTGCACCTGAAAAAGCATTGTCCAATATCTTTAAAAAATCATCATATTCTTTTTGATTACTGGCGTCATTTTCTAAATCAGAGTACACTTCTAAATCAAAGTATGGAGGACACGAAAATATTAAATCCTGAGTGTTCTTTTCAACGTGATTTAGAACATTTTGTCCATCATCACAATAATATTTACAATTAAATTCTTTTGTACGTTCTTGGTTTATGTCTGCTTGTTCTTTTCTTATTTCAATTCCTGTAAAGTTATTATTTAAAAATCCAGCAACATATCCAAAAACAGTATCACCAGCAAACGGGTCTAAAATATTACAATTTTCAAAACCAAACCATTTTACGCATATTTCAGCGAGAACTGGGTCTAATATAGAAACTGTTCCCTGTGCTTTTATTTTTTCGCTAACTGGGTCTCCGCTGGATTTAAACAATGTTACAGTTCTGCTTTCGCCATTGTCATTGATTAATCTTTTCCATCTTCTCTTTCTGTTCTGCCAGTATCCTTGTCTGGTATCAAATATAGAAAACGGAGGGATGACAAATATCTCTTTTAAATCCTTATTAACATCAATTACATTCCCGAATAAATCGGTATTTACTAATTCTTTGGTTTTTTCAAAACCATTTTTTCCATCGCTCATTTTAAAATATTTTTACGTTCGTTCATTTAATAAAGTTTCGTTTTGCACCGAAAACATACACAGGTCGTTGTATTCCAGTTGCCCTAAAAAATCAGTGGTTTAAAATTAAAGTTGTACCGGGCAACCGTAAGCCGCAAAAGCGGCAATACAACAATATGTATATTTAATGGCTTGGTTCGGTGTTTCAATTTGACTTTCTGCAAGTTTGACCAAAAAGAAAATCCCACCGCACTTTTGTTTTTTCAAAACAATTGGGTTTGGATAGTTGGTTTATAACTTGCATCATAATTAATATTTTCTCCTTTCGGATATGGTTTTATTTCATATTGTTTTAGCAATTCTTTTCTATATTTTTTAACTTCTGTTTTATTCCCAAGTATGTAAAAATATCTATGTTTTGGCTGTTTCTTTTTTACACTAAATCCAATACTTTTTGCAAATGCTTTATCTCTTCTGCCGTACTTATCTGAAAATGTTTTTGAGTGCATTTCAATACTTCCATTTGTATAAACTTCTGCTGCTGCACTTTCGCCAGTGTATATCCAGTTTGTTGCTTGGTAAATATATCCGTTATGGTGTTGGTTTGCATCGGCAAATGATATTACAAATCCTTTGTGTGGTAACATTTTTAAACATTGGCTAACAAAATAACTTGTAGTGTTTTTCTCTTTATTATCATTTAATATGAGTCTGGTTAATTCTATTATAGGTATTCCATTTAATTCATTAAGATTACTATTCCCAGCCAAGCCAAAAACAGCAACCCCAATCATAAAATTTGCATCATTAAAACAACCAAATGTGTATTGAATAACAGACGGCATTTTTTTAGCATAATGTTTTTTTAAACACCATTCTTTTACCATATGTGTATCAATTGATTTTATAGTATATTTCTCTTTTACATTCATATTTTGCCCCCTATTTTTTTATTTAAAAGCACCTAACACGTTGTATATTCCAGTTTTGTGAAAAACAAAACCGATAACATACAACCATCGTTAGCCACAATTAGCCAACCGCACCATGAATGCCCATAAAGTTGTAAAAGTCGTTTTCATTTTCAAGCATCATAATAAACTTTCCATCTACACACGCTTTAAATGCTTTTTTGGTGTTTAATATTCGCTCATAAATATTATCTCCTTTATGAGTATATCCATTTTGTAAAGTGCATTTCTCATTTCGCCACATACTGTTATTTATTCGCTTGAATCCGTGCTTTTCGATAAATTCTACTGTTATTTCCATCGCTCAAATAAAAGTGGCTAACAAACGGTATAAACAAACCGCAATTAACCTTGTGTATAATTCTGAACTGTCTTCTATGCGGTCAGTTCATACCGCAGTACGTTAGCAACCATTTAATAAGGTTCATTATTCTTAATGGCTCGCATCCATTCTTTGCATTCAAACCTAAGTTTGTCTTGTTCTTTTTTGTCGAGTAATCCAAAGTCGTGTCTGTAACTTACGCAAACATTGTCAATAAACTTCGGGTCAGAAAAACGGTTGCAACACTATGTGTAGTGCATTTTTTAGCAACCATATTTTCTATCATTTTTACAAATTTCTTTCCTTTACTACTTCCGTTTAACATATCTATTTAATTTAAAAAACGCACCATACACTAGTCCGTTACAAATAATACTACGTTCGTGCATATTCAACAAACTCATTACCTCTATCCGCAAACTCTCGCACCATAGAGCAAACCAAACTAAAAGACATTCCAGAGTGTCTTTGATTTTCAATAAGTGGTTTTACTTCTTCAAGTTCAGCACCTTTATTTAGTTGCTCAACTATTTCAAGGCAGTTTCCTAATTCCATTCCTTGGTATAAATCACCTAACCTAACAGGTACTATTTTAGTCCATAATTCGTGATGCTTTTTATCAAGTATTTTTTTTCCTTTTTCAACCCATTCAATAGTTAGTTTTGGTATTGCTTCTTCGTGTTCTTTTTTCTCTTGTTGGTATTTTTCATTTTCAATTCTTCTAGCTTCGTCAAATTCAGATTTTGTACTTCCTGTTACTTTTTTATAAGCGGAATCCATATCGTCAATATCAGAGTATAATATTTGTCCGTTAAATATTCCTTTAACCAAATCCTTATGGCTTTTCAATTCTTTTACAGCCTCTTCAATGTTCCCAAAGCAAAAATTAATTTCTCTATAATTTTTCATTTTTAATATAATTTAGTTGTTAATAATCCGTACTATTTGTAACAATAGTATATAGCAAATAGCATATTAAAGTCGGTGCTAAATTTCAAAGTTTGTGCTTGGCTACTTGCCATATACAACACGTTAGCAATCAGGTTGCCTGTATTCGCAATCTGGCACATCTTCAGTACATAAGTTGTTTTGTTTTAAGCAGCAAATAACATGGTCAGGCTTATAGCAAACCGAATTGCTAACAAGCGGTATAATATCATTTGCTTGTGGAACGCTCGAACATTCATCCTTCACGCACTCATACCTCCAATTGAGTTCATTATCTCCTTTGGCACGCCCTCGCCAACTTCCTTTTTCAAGTTTTCCTTTGTGCGCCCATCGATGTAACCATTTGCCTTTTTCTGTAAGGTATTCTTGCCCTACCCACTTATTGTTTTCATCAAATATATTTAATCTAATTTCCATCGCGTTGTCATTTGTTTGTTTTTTAATGGTTAAGGATTTGTTTTTGTGATGGTTTCATGGTTTAAATTTATTATATATATTAAATCTTTTACCAAATATTGTTATATCAAGATATTTACCTGCATATCCTTTTCGATACCAAAATAATTCAAAGTCTTTTATTATTATTATAAAATTAAATGATATATCTGAATTACTTAAAACTAAATACAACCATTTATTGTAATATTCTTTGTCGAAATATTTCATATCTAAAAATCGTTATTTAATGTCTCAAAATACAACTTACCTAAAAATGACTTGTCGGTTGTTATACCAAAATAACCTGCAACTTTTAACATATATTCTTTTCGTTTTTCACCTTTTTCAGTACGTGGGTTTTTTGGTAGCTTTTTAACCGTTCATGAAGACCTCCTAGATACCATTCTTTAAATTCTTTTATTGATAAGCTTCTTTTATAATGGTTTATAATTCCTTGCACTGGCATAAGGTTGCTAATATCATCAGGGTTTCCGCTTACTATGTTTAAAGTAAATTGTCTTTTCGGTATAAAGTGGTCACACTGCCAGTTAGGTTCTAATACAGTTCCTGAATATGCACATCTACCACCAAATTTATTGTATATTATTTCTCTGGTTTCTTTGTTCATTGTTATATTTCTTTAGTGTTGGTCAAAATTCACTATTATTTATCTCATTAAATTTAGTATCTGATAACTCAATCATTGTTTGGTCTCCTAAATAAAGGTCAATACTTCCTGTTATACCGTTTCTTTGTTTTGCAATTATAAACTCAATTAACAGACTTTTAAGGTTTGTGTTAAAATCAATTTCCCTATGAATAAAAAATACATTATCAGCATCCTGCTCAAGTGCACCTGATTCCCTTAAATTACTTAACATTGGTTTTTTATTTTCAGCATCTCTATTTAATTGGCTCAATGCTATAATAGGTATTTTTAATTCTTTAGCTAGTAATTTTAAACCTCTGGATATACTACTAATTTCCTGCTCACGGTTCCCGTTTCTTTCCCGGCTGCCTTTCATTAACTGTAGATAATCTATAATTATTAACTTGATTCCGTACTTAGACACCAACCTCCTACATTTAGCTTTCAACTCAATAACGTGTAAGCTTGCATTGTCATCAATATAAAGCGGGCAATTATTTAATTTAGATATGCCGCTTTCAATTATCTTTAATTTAGATTCTGTTAAATCACCGCTTTTTATTTTTGATGGGTTTGTTTTTGTATCAATAGATATAATCCTATCAAATAGTTCATTTTTTGACATCTCTAAACTAAAAAATACAGTTGGGCAATTTAATTTAGCGGCATTTAATGCAAAATGCAAGGATACGAATGTTTTTCCTATTGATGGCCTTGCACCTATTATTATTAAATTAGGTTCTTGCCATCCGTGCGTTAACCTATCAAGTTTAGTATAACCAGACGGCACACCTAATAGGTTTGATTCACTTTTTGCAAGTTCCCAGTAATCATTTAGTCTTTTTATACCTATCTCATATATGTGTTGGGTATCTGATAAATCAAATATTTCATTTATTTTTGATAATTCAGATTCTACATAATCCTTTATATCATCCAACTCAATAGAATCGTCATAACAATTATTTGATATTTCAGAAGTAATCCGAATGTATTCACGCTTAACATATTTTTCATAAACTATTCTAATATGTTCTAAAACATGACCTGAACTTGCTATTTTTGATGTTAATTGAGTAATATACAATGCGCCGCCTAATTCATCAAGTGTTTTTAGTTTTAATGATTCTTCTGTTACTGTCAATATATCTATTTTTTTACTTTGGCTATATAAACTAAGTATAGATTCAGCTACCTTTTGATTACTGTTTTTATAAAATATATCAGGTTTGAAATAATTTATTATTTCGTTTATAGCCTTAGATTCAAGCATAACAGCTCCTAAAACAGCTTCTTCAAGTTCTAATGCTTGTGGTGGTATTCTTCCGTAATCTATATCCATTGTTAATCTAGTTTTTGATATCCTGGTTCGCTTACTTCGGTTTCTTTTTTAATGTTTACCCATGAAACAAAGTGGGATTTATAATTTTGTTCGTTATCGTAAATGTTATCTTTTGCTTCTTGTAATATAAAGAATTTATCTAATTGTTTTTTGAGATTGTCGATAGTTTTTAATTTAGTTGCCCTTATTACGGATACGTGCCATTTTTCTTGATTGAGTAATTTATCTTTTAATTCATTCCAATCTTTATTTTCATTTATATTTTCATCTTCAGGTAGGTTTTTTTTAGGTTTACCACTAGGTAAACCACTAGGTTTAATTTCTTTTGGTCTTCCTCCCTTAGAACCATTTATACGCCTGCTTTCCGTAAATTTACTTCTCTTTTCTATCTCTTTTTCCAGTCTTTCATTAAACCATAAACCATCATTATCAATGCTAAACTTATTTTTTAGGTTATCCGAAACATTACCTACAATAAACCTAATGGTTTCTTCTTTCATTCTTCCCTGTTGGTGCATCATTGATAATATAGTTATATACTTACCTTTATCTTCAAAGGTCATTGCCATTGTGCCTACAATGAAATCTCCCGGATAAAATAAAAACGCTGGGTCTTTTGCCATTATGTATATATTTTTTCTTTAGTATAAAATCCTTTAGGAATACGTCTATTCATAAAATTTTTAGGTTTTATAATATTACCTATTATATCTATCAATATTCTCTCAGTACTTAATGCCCTGTGTTCATCATATTCCTTAGAGTATATAATATATGAATCAAAATCTTTATTAGTTTTATGTTGATTAATTCTATCTTTTAAACGAGATGTGCAATCGACATAAATTATTTCATCTCCTTTCATTAGAATATAAACCCTAAATATAGGATGTTTTATTATTTCCGATTCTTGTTTTTCAACATTATATAATAATACCTCTTCGTAATCCATAGTTATAATTTATAATTTATTAATGCCAAGTTTCCGTTCAATAACTGCCTTTATTCTAGGTAAATACTTATCAGCGTTTACCTGATATTTGGTTTTGCAAGGGAGGTTAAGTTTTAGTTGTTTCATTTCTTAGCTATTTTAAACGCCTTACACGGTTTTTTATCTATTGTGCATAGTTTCATATTCCATACGCTCTGATATAAACATACATCACTGTTTAATACGTTCTTTCCATGTTTATTGCAGAGGTTGTAGTTAGTCTTCATGAATCTTAATTAAAGTTTCATTTATCAACTCCAAGTACTCTAAATTAGTCCTATAAGTCACTGAATTAGTGTTGAAATTCTCGCTGCATTCCCTTATTGTCTGGATTATATTTTTCTCAATCGCCAATAATTCGTATGTGTTCTTTTCTAATCCTAGTCTTTTAATCAGTTCTTTCATATTTTTATTAAGTTATTAATATTTCCTTTTCTATCAATTAATGTTTCTTTGCACTTTGGGCATTCATATCTTACCTTGCCGCAAAATTCTATCTTTTTAGGTTTGGTGAATATGGCTTGGCAGATAGGGCATTTATTTATCTTTGGAATTTTCATCTTTCATTAATTTTATAATTGCTTCATTTAATTCACTTATACAATTTTCATGAGACTTAATCTCTTCTTCAATAAACAAATAACCTGCATAACATTCGCCTTCTTGTTCTTTTAAAACCATTATAGCCGTACGGTGTTCGACTATCTTTTGTTGTAGTACTTTTATTGGATAGTTCATAATAATTCATTTAGTTTTTCTTTTAGCCATTGGACGTATTCACTAGAATAATATACAAAGTCAAGTTCATTACATAAATAAGTAGTTTAAAAATCACCGGGTTAATAAAAGCCATTTTATTGATTAAACTGTTAATATTTAATTTGACCCGGTGATTTATTGGCTAAGTTAATAACTATATAATTTATATTTTATGACTTTTGTCAGCTCTTTGCTCATTTTTAATAACAACCTTTTCAAATTCATCTACAGGATTTAAATCTAAATGCCTTAACTGCATTATACAAACAGTCATTAAATCGGTTATTTCTTCAATATAAGGATTTAAACTTTCTGTTTGTTTCCAGTTGTTTATTAAAAAGTTTTCGTGTTCAGCTTCGTATAGTTCTTCTCTAATTTTTTTCAGAAAATCATCTAATGTTGTTTTGTATGTTATCAGCCCTCTTTTCTTTATTGCCTGATATGAACGTTCGATTAATTCATTAATTTTTTCCATGTTAAAATAACTTTTGCTGATTATTACCCAAAAATCTACTATTAACCGTTTGAAGGTTTGCAATTCCTTGCTTATAATAACTTGTCTTTAATTCTATTCCAATAGCTTTTCTACCCATTGAAACAGGACTGTAAACCTCGGACATAACCCCTCCAAATGGAGTTAAAACTACTTCATTAGGATTAGAATATAATTCAACTATCCTATCAATTACATCTAATTGTAATGGGTGTACGTGCTTTTCGTCATCCTCTTCTCTGCATTCCTTAAACTTTAATACTTCATCAATTCTTATGTCATCCCAAACAGAAGATGCATAACGCTGCCAAATATAATGACTTAGTTTATTTGTTTTAGGGTCTTTATGATTATAGTATTTATTATTTAGATATTCCCATAAGTCAGAAGCATTTTTTATGTATGGGTTCTCATCGTTGTTATTCCATGCATTTAATATATTTGGCAATATTGGTATTTCTCCGGCATAATGAGTTAATCCATACGGATGTATTACAGGTATTTTATTCTCACCTTTCTTTTTAAATATTAAAACATAATCAGGACTCGCAGTAAAACAATTTGTAGAATCTTCAACTATGAATTTATGCATTAAAGACATTACCATTGTACGCATACGGACCTTTAACGGCTCTTTCCAAATACTTA